AACTGACTGGTATCTCAGTCAAAAAACTTGTAATTATCATGGCATGTGAAAATGGAGAATGCGTCGTCTATGAAGAACGAGACAAATCAAAGTACATCAAACTTCTCAGCAAATATATTAGAAAGTTTGTTAGAGATAAACTGGAGCTCTATGGAACCAAATAAAGAACTAGAACAAGCTATCGAGAAGAAATTTCTAACACCATCAAAGTTTGCACTTGAGATTGAAAAAATTGTTGCAGAAGAGTCAATGAATTATATTGATGCAATCTGTTACTATTGCGAAATTAACAATATTGAGGTAGACTCTGTAACGAAACTCATTTCGAAACCCTTGAAGGAACGACTGAAGTGGGATGCTATCCGTCTCAACTTTATGAAGAAAACTTCAAGGGCAAAACTTCCCCTATGATTTCTCGTGATGAACTGATGCACCATCGCCTTCAGGCATGGTTGCGTGAAAACCAATCAGAAGACCTAACATACCTTGGGTATTATGGAGATACCTTTGGTATGTTAAAGCATTGGTATCTAATCGCTGGCGAGCATGAAGTCAGTGTAGATTGTATTGAAGGACTTGATTTGGTCGAAGATGAAAGTGACTCCCTTTGAAACCTACCAACATTATTTGTCATTAAAAAACCATTTTACAAATCCAAAGTACGACTTTTTTAAATATGGAGCAAAGACTAGGGCAAGTCTAACTTCTTTTAATAAGCGTAAGGATAAGTATTGGTTTGAAAAGACTTCTCGAAAGTACTCTGACGAAGAAGTTGTAGATTTTCTCGTATCTAATTTTTCTGCTGCTGACAACCCGCAAAACCTATGGATTGGCGAAATTATCAATTCTGGCGAAAGGACCTACGCCGAATGGAGGAAAAGGAAACAGAGTTCTACCTACTTGTTCAAAGAACAAAGCAACGAATTGCTCTCTCAGAACGAATTGGAGAGTCTATTCGACTGTTCTCAGGGTCATCCGAAGATTCTCAAAGAGTATCTAAGCGGCAGATTGTCGCTAGAAAACTTAGTGATCTACGACAGAATTTTCGGTTTTTCAAAAAGTTTTGACAAAAAACTGAATGATCCAGTGTGGGAAACCGTCAGTTTGAAACTAAAAAAATACGGACCATTCATAAATATTGATGTGTTTAACTACAAAAAAATATTGCGGGACTTGGTAGATGAGTGACTTTTTTAAATCAGATATTATTCAAGAAGAACTGAAAAAAATCAATAAACTACAGGAAGAAATCTACGGAAGTCTTCTTTCCTTTGGTGGCATGTCCAAAGAGGACAAGTTAGAACACATCGACATGTTGCAGACTTTGCTCGAAAAGCAAAGAGTGATGTATACTAGGTTGTCCCTTTCAGACGATCCTGAAGCGGTCGAAATGAAAGAGAACCTACGCAAGTCGGTTGCCATGATGGGATTCCCACCAGACACTGACATGCAAAATTTATTCAGTAGTATGAGTGCAACCATCGAATCTCTCAAAGCATACGTTGACGCCTGAGAGCATCCTTGCTATACTATCCGAGTAAATCCCCCGAATCCAAACTAATCCGAGGTAATCCAAATGTCTTTCGCAGACCTTAAAAAGCAATCTAAGCTTGGTTCCCTGACCCAAAAATTGGTCAAGGAAGTTGAAAAGATGAACAACAATGGTTCGTCTTCTGGTGATGACCGTCTCTGGAAACTGGAGTGCGACAAGAGCGGCAATGGTTATGCCGTCATCCGTTTCCTCCCTGCACCTAACGGCGAAGACCTGCCGTTCGTCAAACTGTACTCCCATGCCTTCCAAGGTCCTGGTGGTTGGTACATCGAGAACTCTCTCACCACACTCGGTCAGAAAGACCCCGTGTCTGAGTACAACTCCATGCTGTGGAACAACGGCACGGATGCTGGTAAAGAAATGGCACGTAAGCAGAAGCGTAAACTGACTTACATCTCGAACATCTATGTTGTCAAGGATCCTGCAAATCCTGAGAACGAAGGTAAAGTCTTCCTGTACAAGTTCGGCAAGAAGATCTTTGACAAACTGACTGCTGCAATGCAACCCGAGTTCGAAGATGAGGAAGCAATCGATCCGTTCGACTTCTGGCAAGGTGCTAACTTCAAACTGAAGGCAAAGAATGTTGCTGGTTACCGCAACTATGACTCTTCCGAGTTTGCACGTCAGGAAGCACTCCTGGATGATGACGACGCCATGGAAGCAGTCTGGAAGAAGCAGTATTCCCTGCAAGACTTCGTTGCTCCTGAGCAGTTCAAGACCTACGAGGAACTGAAGAAGCGCATGGACTATGTGCTCGGTAACAAGGGCACTCCCCGCTTCCAAGACCAGGAAACTGTCGAAGAAGAGCAAGCATTCGAAGCAGAGCGTCGCGGTCCTGTACGCGAAATGCCTCAGAACCTGCGCGATGAACTGAACGATCTGCAACCTACTCGTTCCTCTGTCGATGAGGATGATGAGGATGATGCAATGTCTTACTTCGCCAAACTCGCTGAAGAGTGAACTATAACCAAATCTGCTTGACACTACTTGTTGTAGCAGCTTATATCAATCTTTTTAGGGGAGGTTAACTCCCCTTTTTTATGGCGACTTGATGTTTGGATTTGTAGTTCTGATTAGAGTTTTGTTGATGTACTCGGAAGACTTGGTGTACTTCATGATAGACTTAAAGTCATCAACAAAAGTTTCGACATAACTTGGTTTTAGGATTCTGAGACGACGCTTTTCTTCATTAACCTCTGTCTCATAACTAAAGTTAGTTACAGGAGTTACGACTTTACTTTGCGCTAGGTTTAGTAAAGGATTTGCTGGATCTGGAATAGTAAAATTACCATCGACAATCTTACCAGCAGGAAGAATCAATCTATTGTTACTGTCTCTGACTTCTTTGGTAACATAGTGCTTGACTGCATTAAGTTCAGTTCCATATTTTTTAGAGGCGTAATTATAAAGTTCATAGTTCGATAGGGGCCATTCATTTCTGAGGTTAATGATCCCAGCACTTACAACTACAACCCAATCATAATTTGGATTTCCATAAATTTCTTCAGCAACACTGTCTGGACGCGCACCATCCTTTATGACATAGTTGTTGAATAAAGTGAATACGTTCTTTAGATCATCTCTTAGTTTTACTCTACGAAATAAATTCTTTACCCTAATAAAGTCTAAGGAAGAATTCTTATCATTAAGAAATGATGGATATTCAATATCTGGAATTTCTCTAAAGTAACTCATTAGTAACCTACTCCTCCTTTTCCTTGTCCTTGACTATAATCTCCGCTGTAAATAGCAGTAAGTTCTGAAAATCCTAGTGTTAATTGCATATGAACAGGTGTTCCGTCATCATAGGTTGCATAAGTATTGGAACCCGTATAGTTGACTGCCATCCCTGTCAACGCCATGATTTTAAATCTATTTAAGAATGGATGCGTATCTGCTCCACTCATATATTGCAATTTAAAAACTTTTGGAGACTTTAAAAATACACCACTGACAGTGTTGGCAGTATCTCTAGTAGGAGCCATATTTATTTTCAAAGTTCTAATAATCTCTTTTACCGTATCTGCTTCTTTTTTATTTCTTGGAACAATGTCCCATCCAAACTGAAAGGTTCTGCCAACTGTAGAATTGAATAGTAACTGTTGGTTCGGGTTGATTGCTACACCGCTACTTCTTCCGACTACTGCACCAACACTAGATCCAGTAAGAACATTAGCAACCAAACCAGAAGTGTATCCAGACACTAGATCTTGTGCTGCTTTTCCGCCAGTGTTTGTGACGGATTTAACCATACCTTCTACTGATGAGTATAGTTTTTTAACAGATTCTCCCAGGTCCGCATTTTCTGCACCACTTAAAAAAGCGTTTGATGCTGCAACAATACCTTGTGCTATTGGATTTAGTCCTCCAGCTTCCCAACTTGCAGAATTACTATCGGCAACACCTTCTGGTATTGGTAGTATTATTGTTGCTAAATTTTTATCTTTTCCAGTTTGTTGAGCTTCGTCGCTTGTTCTTAATCTTAATGAACCTCCACCACCAGCAAATTCTAAACCTGGAGGTGTAAATTCAAATATTTGTATTTTCAGGTAATCGTCAGATTTATCTAATTTCGTAAAAGGATATCTCAGTATCTTTGGACCGTCTTTCCCCGATGTTTTGCCAGATGTGCTTGAAGTTTGTTCAGCAGTTTCTGTAGCGGGTTTTGTTGATCCGCTATAGTTTTTTCCAAGTCCCTTTTGCCTGGATATTTCTCTTGGGTCTTGTACTGCCATTTATAGCAACTTTTTAGTTATTTAGACGCTTTTTTCCATATGACAATCTTTTAGCATCTTCAAGTTCTTCTCCATTTTCAATATTGTATGTTCCTCCAACAATTTCTGGGTAGGTATACTGTCGGAAACCTGGCCAATGATAATTCAAACCTCTAAATCCCCATGAGAATACTTCAGTAACTGCAACTAAAGGAAATTCGTCATATTGAATGTTTGGGGTTTTGGGAGAATATACAAAAGTATAATACTTTCCGACTTCTGGCACTGATTGGGACTCAGTACCCAACGCTTCCATAACGTCTTCCATTGTATCGTCGGGATCTTCTCCGCCGATTTTCTTTTTTACCAGGTTCGATAAGCGACTCATATCCCTAATTCGATTTCGGTAATGACTTTGAATTCCCAACCGCGATCAGCACAATATTCTCTTGCTGCTGCCCATTTCGATTGGTTCTTGGCATATTCATATGCTTCTCTAAGATAACCTTTTGTTTGTCTTTGAGGTTTCTTTGGGGGAACTGTTTGCTTCTTTGGTTTGATTTCAATCAGATACTTTTTGATTATATTGTTTGACTCCTTTATCTTAATATAGAAGTCTGGAAAGTATCTATGAACTCTTCTATCAACGGGAGAGCGATATGGTACAATAATTTCTTCGCTTCCCCATTCTAAAATATTTTCATTCAGGTCACAGTATCTCATGAACTTTCTTTCCCAAAGAGATCTGTAAATGATATTGGTTGGATCTCCTTTGTATTTTTTTGGAAATGATGGTTGATATTTTCCTGAATATGCCATCTAAATAACAATAACGAATCATACTAGGTATTTAGTTTGTCAGCACCACTTCCTAGAAAAATAAGCGATTTCAAAAGGACTCTTACGAATCTTGCACAGACATCTCATTATGAAGTTCGTTTTGGCGCAGCTCCTGGACCATTAGCAAGTTACTTGTCTTCAAGGGGTGTGGACCAGAGATTCATTGGTGGTGATCTAGGGTTACTATGTTATAGCGCATCATTACCTTTTGCTTCAAATGCAACTGTTAACGTAACTGGTAATTTTTCAGGAGTAACTGAAAAGTTTGCTCATACAAGATTATATACTCCTATTAATATGGAGTTTTATGTTGATAAAGATTATAAGGTCATAAAGTTCTTAGAACACTGGATGGAATTTATGAACAGCGGTTCATATAATCCACAAAATGAAACAAAAAACTCTGGAGGATTTTCGCAAGCAGATCCAAATTACTTTGCGAAGATGCAGTATCCAGACACTTATAAGATGGATCAAACTAAGATTACGAAGTTTGAAAGAGACTATCTTAATAGTATAGAATATACATTTTTTGGATTATTTCCAAGAGCAGTATCTCCCGTCAGTGTTGGTTATGATCAATCCAGAAATTTGGTAGCATCTGCTAGTTTCGAATATACTCGTTATGTTTCTGGAAGAATTAATAGTATTGATCAGAAGAGAGGTAATGAAAATAATAAAGAACCTCAAGCTAGGGATTATGTTGGCGTTAAACCAGCAAATTTAACAGAAGCTACTGATGCTAAGATAAAAACAGAATCCTGGTCTGGTAAAAATAGAAGTGAGTATGGGACCGTAACATTTGGTGCCAAGACCAAAGATGGTTTGACTGCTGGCGAAAATACCGATAAATAATTTTACTGATATCATTCTAGGTTATGCCATTACCTGTAATTTCTACACCAACATATGAGTTGGATTTGCCTGTCACTGGTAAGAAAATCAAATATAGACCTTTTCTTGTAAAAGAAGAAAAAATTCTCATCATTGCAATGGAGTCTGAGGATGAGAAGCAGATTGGCAGAGCAGTGAAGGACGTTCTTTCAAACTGCATTCTTACAAGAGGTATTAAGGTCGATAAACTTCCTACTTTTGAGATCGAGTATCTATTCCTGCATGTTAGAGGTAAATCTGTTGGAGAATCTGTTGATCTCTTGATTACTTGCCCTGATGATGAACAAACTCAAGTTCCTATTGGAATTGATTTGGATGAGATCAAGATTGAAATTGATGAAGCACACAGTAGAGATATTGTTCTTGATGATAACTACACAATGAGAATGAAGTATCCATCATTGGATCAGTTCATCAAGTCAAACTTCAATCAAACTGACGTTTCTGTTGATGAAACCTTTGAATTGATTTCTGGATGTATCGAACAAGTTTTCAGTCAAGATGAAGCATGGAGTGCTTCTGATTGCACTAAAAAAGAATTGTTTGCTTTCCTAGAACAACTTAATTCAAAACAGTTCCAGGCAGTTGAAAAGTTTTTCGAAACCATGCCTAGACTTTCGCATTCAGTAAAAGTTAGGAATCCTAACACTGGCGTTGAGAGTGATGTTGTTCTAGAAGGACTTGCATCTTTTTTCGGGTAGCGATGGCTCATGAAACTCTTGAGTCATACTTTAAAACCAATTTCGCCCTCGTGCAGCATCATAAATACTCACTAACAGAGCTGGAAAATATGATCCCCTGGGAGAGAGAAATTTATGTAACTCTCTTAACACAATACATTGAGGAAGAAAATCTTAAGAACGGAATAAGTAATGGCTGAAGATCCTAGAGTCATCGCACAACGAGGAGTAAATCCACTAACAGGTTCTTACCTTTCTAAAAGGGAAAGAATTGCGATGTTTAGGAGTGTAAACGTATCTTCCTCTGCTTTTGGTGGTGGAGGCGGAGGAAGAGGTCTAGTTAGATCTAGTGCTGCTATTGTTCCTCAGACTACTGCCATTGTAAGAAGAAACGAACAAGATATCGGAACTCTATCAGATAGTGTTAGAGTTATTGCAGCAAAGGTACAAGATCTTGGCGGAACTGTAAATACTGTTGCAAATTCTGTAACTAGGAATCAACTACTAGAAGCAGAGAAAGCAAGGCAAGAAAATAAGCAGGAAGAACAACTTGCTAATGAAGCATTAAGAACTGGTAGAGAGGACGAGTTAGAGAAAAAACTACAGTCATCTCTTCTAAAACCAGTACAGGCAATTATATCAAGAGCACAAGGAATATTTGAAAGGATAAAAACTGCTTTAGGATTTCTTCTTGGTGGTTGGTTAACTAAAGCGGGTATTGCTTTATTTGACGCAAGAAGAAAGGGATTAACTAAGAGATTTGAAGAATTAAAGAAAAATCTTAGAAACAGTCTCATACAAATTGGAGCAGTTTTATTAGCAGCAACTCTTGGATTTAGTGTCCTTGGTAGAATTTTGGGTCGATTGGCATTTAAAATTGCTGGTCTATCTGCAAAGATTTTATTATTACCATTCAGAGTATTAAGTAGACTTGGATTAAGTCTTTTAAGAAAGTTGCCAGGATTTTCTAGAGCAACAGTAACTGGTACTCAAGGAGCAAGATTGGCAACTACTGCCAGAAATGTAGTAGGAGGTGGTGCCAGAGTAACTACCAGTGGTGGAGCAGTAGTTCAAGGAACTAGAAGAGGACTTGGCGGACTTCTTAGTAGAGGAGGAGGAAGACTTGCTGGAAGAGGATTGAGTAGATTTATCCCAGGACTAAATGTAATTGCAGGTGGTGCATTTGCTTTATCTGATTTTTCTCAGGGAGACATATTGGGAGGACTATTAAATGTTGGTTCTATGATACCTGGATTCGGTACGCCATTCGCAGTAGCTAGACTTGGACTTGAAGTGAAGAGAATGGCGGATGGAGGTAAAGCAGATAATGGAGGTACAAATACTATAAATGTAGATCCTAAAATTGAATCTCTAGCAGAATCTGCTGCAGAAGGAAAGACCACTCTTTCTCCAGAGAGCATTCAACCTACAGCAAAATTCTCAATGGAAGATTTGGGACCTTTGCAAGAGATGCCACCAGAAGCAGTGTTAATTCCGCAACAATCTCAAACACCAGATTCTTCGGAACCAGACTCTTCATCTGGATTTGATACACCTCAAATACCTTCATCAAATACTGATAATTTCTATACCATGTACTCTAAACTGGTATACAACGTAGTAGACTGATATGGCAATCGCATTACTACCACCTAGCAGATCAACATCTACGTCAAGAATGAAATCCGTTCTTAGCGGGATGAAGACTAGTTTGCAAAAAACTACAACAACTGCTACGAATGTAAGAAGAACTCTTGCTAAGACGACAAGAATAAAAGCAAATGCTATATTCAGAAGTAAACAACTCTTCAATAGAAGAAGAGCAAATAAGAGAAGAAGAGATGCTGAGTCTCAAGTTGAAGCAGCACAGATAAACAACATAACACCAAGTTCTGCCGTAACTTCAGGAATCGCAGCAGGAGGGGGCGGATTTTTTGGTAGATTGATGAAAGCAGTGGGAATTCTCGCTGTTGGTTGGTTGATAAAAGCAGGTCCTATGTTGTATAGGATGGGAATAGAATTTATTCGTAGAGTAAGAAGACTTGGTAGTCTGGCAAAAAGTTGGTTTGATGGATTTATAAAACTTCCTGGAGATCTATTAGGAATAGCAGGGTCATTCATTACAAATCTTGCTACATTTGATTTTAATGATTCTAAAGGAAGATTGGAAAAGTCATTCCAAGAAATGCAAAGTAGTCTTGATCAAATGGGATCTGCCATTGACGAGACAGGGAAACTTTTTTCTACTCCATTGACTGAGACAGTTCCTGAAGGAGGGCAGCAAGAGAGTCAACAACAAACTCAACAAACTCAGCAAAGTCAGGAGCAAACTTCTACAGTTGGTAGAGGTAAACTAACTGCCGATCAAATAGCACAGGTTGCAAGACAGGCAGGTATTCCTGAAGACAAGATTCCAACTATGGTTGCTATTGCTTTAGCAGAATCTGGAGGAAATAGTGAAGCACATAATCCAAAGTACCCAGATAATTCTTATGGATTATGGCAAGTTAATATGCTTGATGAACCAGGATATATGCTTGGTGAGGAAAGAAGAGAAAAATTTGGTTTATCTTCTAATGAAGAGTTGAAAGATCCTCTGACTAATGCTAAAGCAGCTTATGCAATTTTAAAATCTCAAGGATTGGGTGCATGGAGTGTTTATACGTCAGGTGCATATAAAACTTATCTTACAGAAGCAAGGAAGGCAGCAAGACGAAGATCTCCTGCTCCTACTCCTGCCCCTAGAGTTACTAGTTCTAGTATGAGTTTAATTCCTCAAAGGATGAATGAAAGAGGGGGACTTATTCAGGGGGGATCTGGTACAACTGAAATGCAATATGCGACACACTTCCATATTGATTCTAAGAGTGGTGCCAATACTCCAGAAAACCTAGCAGGCATTAGAGAAGTTGCTTTCCATGCAGCAAAGGCAATGCTTGCTAGAGGATCTCATGTACACTTTGGAAGTATCAATCAAACAATACGCAAAGATCCTGGAGATGCAAAACTTAAACAAATAATTGCAGCAGAGCAGCAAGCTCATGGAAGGAGAAGTAGTGCTGCTGTTGATATACAGGAGTTAAATTCTAAAGTCAAGAGAACGTTCCCAGGGCAACCAGGATCTGCAACTAAGTTCCCCTTCAAAGTTGGTGAAGTTTACATGAGGGGTGGTTATGGTAGAGAAGCAGAAATTTTAGGAACAAATGGGATTACAGTTTCTCATGGTGCTGAGGGTTCTATTGCAAGTACTGTTTCTGGAACAGATTTACAGGCATCATTGACACCAACACAAACTAGACAAGTCATTCCTGTAGTTGATACTAGACCTGCGGAAAGTCAAAAAATAGCATCAAGTTCAAAAGGATCTTCAATGATTGCCTCAGTTCCTTTGCCTGAGGGTGATGTGTTAAATAGACTTATGAAGCAAAAATTTATAACTGATCTCGCTTACCTATAATGTCAACTCAAGAGTCTAGAATAAAAGAAGTAACTATAGAGTCTAATGATAAGAAGAGAACTGTAGATTTGACTGGTTCTCTTGTCGAGTTTCAGTACTTTGAAGATGTTTTTTCTCCAACCATAACAGCAAAAATGGTCTTGGTTAATGCTAACCAAACTATTGCTCCAGCAAATGATGACGGAGAAGCAAAGGGTGAGTTGATGAGCGTTTATAATGGTTTACCTCTCAGAGGAGGGGAAAGAGTCAAGATAACAATTGAAGCAAACTCTCAAACAAATAAAGATCTTGAATTTAATGACGAAGACACTTTCTTATATGTGTCTAGTATCAGTAATGTTATATCAAATTCTCAAAGAGAAATATTCACATTACACTTGACATCTAGAGCGGCGATTACTAATGAGACTTCTAGGGTTGGGGGAAGATATGATCCTGGAAACCCTATTTCTTCATCAGTAGAGACTATATTAAAGGAAAAACTAAAACTTTCTCCTCAGCAGATTAATGTTGAAAAGACTAGTAATAAGTATGGGTTTATTGGCAATATGCGTAAACCATTTACCGTTTTGACATGGTTAGCATCTAAGTCAGTGCCTAATATTTCTGGGGATGCTACTGCTGGATTTTTATTTTATCAAACCCAAAATGGATACAATTTTAAATCTATTGATAAGTTAATTATGCAAAGTCCAGTTGCTGCTTATCTTTATTCAGAAACCGTAGAAGGATTTGATGAGTCTGGAAAAAAGATATCTAATGATTTCAAAATTTTAAAGTATACTACTGAGAAGAATCAGAATCTTATAGAGAAACTAAAATTAGGTGCATATTCGAGTTACAGAACTTTTTTCAATCCCTATACTGGCACATTTACAGATCCCCAAAAAGGAGTTTTTAAATTTACTGATTACAAAGATAAAGTAAATAACTTAGGAGAAGATTTTAAATTACCAAAATTATCAGACGATTTAGACGGAAAAGATCTTGGTGAAGTTCCAACCAGGATCTTTACCTCAGTTCTTGATGTTGGAACTTTTCACAAGACTCCAAAGGATACTGATGCTAGAAAAGTTAACGCGGATCAAGAAAAATATCAGTCTCAATCAGTAATGAGATATAATACTCTCTTTACTCAAATCCTAAACATGACCGTTCCTTTGAATAGTAATTTAGTTGCAGGAGATGTAATCAAGTGTTCTTTCCCTAAAGTATCTGAGAAGGATAAGTCTCAAGTTGACGATGAACAAAGTGGACTATATATGATTAAGGAACTATGTCATTATTATACTACTGAACATTCGTATACGTCTATGAAGTTGGTAAGAGATACTTTTGGCAGCAATCTAGAAGCTAGAGAGTAATGATAGACGAATCACTATTACAAAGTAATTTTTTAGGTAGAGACGGATTCCGTTGGTGGGTCGGTCAACTTCCTCCTGCACCATTTCATAATCAGGGCGCACAAGGTTGGGGAAATAGGTATCGTGTTCGTATTATGGGATATCACCCATTCTACGAGTCTGAACTTGCTAATGATGAACTTCCTTGGGCGAACGTTCTTCTACCTACAACTGCTGGTAGTGGAAAGCAAAACAATGCTGCCAGTGTAGCATTATCTCCTGGGGATGTAGTATTTGGATTTTTTCTAGATGGCGACAATGCTCAAGTTCCCGTTATAAGCGGAACTTTTGGTAATACTAGTGTTGCTTCCATTGCTGGCGAATACAAAGGACCATTTGTTCCTTTTACTGGTTATACTGGAGATGTTCCGAAACCAAACTCAACTCCTGGTAGTGGAACTCTAGCTGCTGCAGAAAATAATGAGACAGGAAGCGCGGCATCACAAGAATCTCCATCTGCTCGCTCTGAGTCAAATGCTAAAAAGACAAATGGGGTTGCAGCAGCTGCTGGTATCGGGGACGAGTTAGTTCCAGCGAACGCATGTAATGATACTGCTATTGATAATATTACAAAAACAATCAATAACTTCATTAAAAAAATTGAGAACTTGCAAAATGACGTAGCAAGAGCAAGAAGAGAAATTAGAAGAGTTGCTAAGAATATATTAAAGGATGCGAACAAGATCGTTGGAAAAATGGTCCAATGGTTGACTGATAAACTTATTGGTCTTGTTAAAGAAGGATTGAAGTTTTTATATCGATCAGTATTTGCAAAGATTCTTGCTGTTAGTGGAAATCCAGTTGCAGCACACCTTGGCGGTGTAGCAGCGCAGACAGCAATGGTAGTACCAACCAATCTACTAGAAAAAGCACTATCATGCTTAGTTGGTAACGTAACAAATATATTGTATGGAACTATTGAGAACATGCTATATTCTGTTGTAGACAACATTACTAATTTTGTAAGTTGTGTTGCAGATCAGTTTGTTGGATCAATTCTTAATAAGATTATCAATCAAGTTGCAAGTTTCTTGGATGGTCCTTTAGCAGCAATTTCGAAAATCTTGTCTGCTGGGTTCAATGTTGCCAATTTACTTAGAAGCACTATTGGAGCTATTGCTGGTATTGCAGCATTGTTTGGATGCAATCAGAATAAAGATAAGTGTCAAGGTGTAAAAACTACGATTACTCTAGGAAAGAATCCTGCAGTAGACTTAAAGAATGAACTTAAGAACATTCTTGATGCTGGAAATGAATTGGCATCATCTTTAACTGATATACCTGACTTTGGCAATTTCAGTAATCCTCTCTCTGCTTGTTATGGAGGTTATCCAACTGACTGCAATAAACCTTTAATTACTATTTTTGGCGGCAATGGTTCGGGTGGTGCTGCAGAAGCAATCATGGGAACTATTGTTAGATCAGCAACTGATGCAACTGCTAGTGTCATTGGGGTTAAAATAACAAATCCTGGTCAGGGATATGAGTTCCCACCATTTATACACATTGCAGATAATTGCAATAAGGGATATGGTGCTGTTGCTAGATCAATTATCAATGATCAAGGTCAAATTACATCAATTTACATAGTTTCTGATGGAGAGGGTTATCCTCCAGGAGAAGAAGAAGATGTCGCTGTAGTTGATACTGTTGTAGACTTCCCTGGTATTGGATACAACGATGATGATATTGCCATTGATGACAACGGAACAGAGTATGCGATCAAGACTGATAAAGGATCTATCGTCTCTCTAAAACCGATAAATATCAATATAGTAAAAGATCTACCATCAATTAGAATAATAAGTGATACTGGATCTGGTGCAAGAGTCCGACCAGTATTGGATACTCCAGAAGTTACTGGTGATGTTCAACAAGTTATCGATTGTATTAGCTAATGACAAAACCAGCAGATAAATGTAATCATGCAGCAAGGAAGTATATTTCCTTAGGTCCTCATTTTAGAATAGATGCAGATAATCCTCAATTTGGGGAGAGGGGTAAACTTTCATATCTTCTCTATTCCTACACTGATGATGAGGATAAACATGCAGAATTTTTATCTGCTGATGGAACTTGGTCAGTTTTTAATGATAGATCCATTGAAATTGTTGGTGGTGCCAAGAATGAAGCAGACAAAGGTCAAGATGTAACTATTGTTGCTAAGACTGGAGAACTTGTAATTCAAGCAGATGGTAATGGTGCTGTAAGAATCAAAGGTCCTAATATTGTCATTGAAGCGACAGAAGATCTTGATCTAAAAGCAGGTAGAAATATAACTTTCACCTCTGATGACAAAGTTGTTGTGACTTCTAATCAGATGGATATAGCAGCAACTTCTGGTAATGTTGCTAAAGGTTTTGCAATCGATCTAGTAAGTCAAGCATTCTCTGGTAGTTTTGTCGGTGCTGATGTTCTACTTAAACTGATCGGTGGAGCATCGCCAATCAAACTCCCATTCTTAGGATAAGAGGAGGTTAGATATGGAAGAAGAAGGACAAGATCTATCAGTATTTGGTCAAGAGACCATATTTAATGAGGACGCAAAGTTCTATAAAGATGTTTATGTCTTTGGTAGACTGTATTATGACTTTGAATCAGGAATAACCGAAAAATTTGGAGATGTTCAATTTGATGGTAATGCCATATTTAATGGTATTACTACATTTACTGGAGATGTAGATATACAAAAAGAGTTAGAATTCCTGCAAGTTGGTATTCTAACTGTAACACAAGAATTTTATGTTGGCGAAAGTCCTGATGAGAACGTTCTGAACATTAGATCTTCTGATGGTCGCCTTGGGGTCGGGTCTACAGCACCAACACAGACTCTTGACGTTCAGGGTAACATGCGACTGCACAGTCAGTTGTATGACTCTCTCAATAATCCTGGTGTTCTTGGAGCATTCTTAACTAAAGACGTAACTGGTGTTAAGTGGGTTGAGTTTGAACCATCCTTTAGTGAAGGTATTTTTGTCTACAATGAAGGAACTCTTGTTGGTACTTCATCTTTCCGTGGACTAAACTTAATTACCA